AACTAGGGCGGTGATACCGGCGGTAATAATACCGATAATAACCGCGTTTTGGTTTTTGGCTTTTTCAAGCTCGCGTATACGGGCCTCGTGATCGCCAAGAATGGTTAGGCGCTCCTCGATTACTGCTAGGCGCTTTTCAATGTGCGCTAGTATCGAGGCCGTTGAGGGCCGTGGCTGCTCTGGCATTATTCGGCCTCGGTCGCCTCTGGCTTGGTTGCCTCTTTTTTGGTTGGCTTAGGTGCTACCGGGCTAGGCCACGGTTGGCTATCTACGTTACCCATTTTGCTCCTCTGGTGTTCCGTTTAGTGTTGCTTTGCAACCGCCACAAGTAGCGGTAGGGTTTGCATCCTCCATACGGTAAAGAATACCCGCGTTGGTGCAATCTGGCGCGTTACAAATAAATAGAGTTATCACTTTTATACTCCTTGATAAACGACGGTGGCGCTAATACTGTCGGCGGTTGCCCAAGTAGTAATAGGTATGCTCGAGCTTAGGGCGACTTGTGTTAGGTACGTGCCCGAGGCGTTACCGACGCGCAAGAACGCGTAACCTGGTGTGCCTGAGAGTAGCACGGTGCCCGGGTATCGGGTTGCGGGTGAGGCGTCTACGATTACGCAAGTACCTGCTTGGCCTGAGCGGTTGCTCGAGGCGTGGTTGATTGGCAAGCTAAAACTTACGTCGCCCGTGATCGCGCTCGTTGCGCCGAGTGCAAAATAGAATTGCACGATTACGGTTTTACCAATAGCCACGTAAGCGGCCGAGAGTGTGTAGCCCGAGCCTAAAGTTACGTTGGAGAGGGTTGGCGTGTATGTTTGCCAACCCGTATCAAAAGGTACCCACTCGCTACCCGTATAGACGGTTAGGTGATTATTCGACTCTTGGTAGGTGACCATACCCTCGGTCGGTGAGGTTAGAGCAGCGTTACGAGCTGCTGCGTCGGCAAAAACCATAACGCTTTGTTTCATTAGGTAAGTGTTTATATCGCTAGCCGTGGCTAGTGTGCCGGCCGTAAAAGTTTTGTAAGCCATTATCTACCTATCCATAAATCGAGGGTTACGTTCCAATAATCTCGAGTGATCTCGTACGCCACGTTTGTAACGTAATAAGTTTCGTCAATTTCAAGCCTATCGTTACTAACTACAACTTGAACGGTGGCTAACGGGTCAAGTAACAAGTACGTGTTTATGCCGCCCGTCGAGCGCATAATAACCGGGGCCGTAATTTGTTCGACTGCTCGCTCGGGTATTGTAGCTACAACTTGAGCCGCTGCCGCGTCTGCGTCGGTCGCGTAAAAATGTCTAGTTGTTACCTCGCCCTCGAGGTTGCCCGCTATGGCTACGTTATCGGCGTTTTGTACTGCGTCGTCTACGCCGCCCGCGGTGTAGTAGCGCAGCGTATTTACGTAACGTGAGGTATCGAAACCTACGACCATATCGCTAAAGTCTGCCCGGTTAGCCGTGGCGCTTGTTTGGCCCTCAAATACGACCGACGGGCTTGCCGAGTTGGCTAGGATGTCGGCCCAAGTGTAGTAGTACGGGTTGGTTGCGCTGCCAAGTATCGGGCGGTAGACAAGCGCGCCGAGGTTGGTATCGGTCAAAACGTTTAGTAAATTGCCAAAGTTTACGGGAATTGTGACCGAGAGCGGGTCGAGCTCGTAACCGATAAGTGTAGAGCTAGTAGAGGCTTGTATATTGGTGCCCGCTTGTGTGTTGATCTCGGTTATAAAATCTTTGGCATAGCACGGGCTAGTTACTGTAATACCCGCCGTGGCTACATAGTTGAGCACGTCGCGAACCTCTTGCTCGCAATCGAGCGTTACAAGGTTTAGCCACGTATTAGGTTGGTACGATACCGAGGTATTGGTTATTACGCCTTGCCAAATAGTTACCCAAGTTGAAAAAGCGGTATCGGGTTCGGTTAGCACTCGTACCCGAATAGGCGTACCGGGTCTTACGCTGCTATTCATAAACGGGTCATAGTCGGGGCCCGTGTAAACGATTGTCGCGGTCGAGGTTACGGGCCTGGTGTAACCGCGGTCTACGGTTAGCCCGTTACTTGTATAAACACTTACTACGTCGCTGCTTATAGGTTGCCAACTTTGTGCCTCGGTGCCCGAGCTCCAAGTGTCTTGATCCCAACGGCTAACGTTCCATACCATTACGTTCGCGTCGTAGGTATAGATACTTACCTCTACGTCGGTAGCTATGTTGAACGGTCTAGCCATTTGCTAAGTACCTGCGGCCTGTACCGCGCTCGTAGCGTTGAATTGCGGCCACTATCTCGTTACCGCTTACGTTGGCTTTGTTTATGTTGATTACGTAAGTATTGCCGCCTAAGCCGCCGCCGAAACGGTCTAGAGGTATAACGGCCTCGGGTCGCCCGGCCTCACCGATACGGGCAATAGTACCGCCGCGTCGGGGCATAACAATACCGCCTTTAGCCATAGGCCACGGGGTAGCCTCGTTACCGTCGGCACCGCCTACTAAATCTTTTGATGCGGCTAGGGCTTGTTTGTCGGTCAAGGTTACGCCCATTTTGGCGGCCGCTTTTTTAGCGTTTTCTGGCGTAAAAAGATAACCGCCTAAGCCTGGCAAAACGCCCGGGGTTTCTCTGGTCATACCCCAATCGAAACTATTTATAACCTCAAGCGCGTCGAGTATTTGTATAACTACGTCTAGTACGCGCTCAAAACTTTTTAGCATCCTATCGCTTGTAGCAATCTCGGTTATTTGCTCCCAAACTTTCTCAACAACGTCTTTTAGACGAATAAAAATCTGGCCCTCTTTGGTATTAGGGTCGTTGATCTTGTCGAAAAAATCCTCAATAGCGGGCGCTGCTACGTCAATAATAAAATCGGCAAACTTTTCTAGATACGGTAGTAAAAACATACCTAAACGTTCTTGTACGTTTTCCATAGCGACTTGCATTTTTGCAAAAGGGTCGGCGCTCTCGGCTGCTGCTCCCTTTACCGAGGCGGCGTAGTCGTCAATACCGCCTTTAGTTTTCTTTAGCTGCGGCGCTAGTTTGTAAAGCGCGGTCGTGTTTCCGTTATTAGCTTTTACAAGGGCTTGTAGAACCGTGTCGAGTGGCTTACCCGAGGCTCGAGCTCCGTCGAGCGCAATCTCTAGTAATTCTTGGCCCTTAGTGAGTGACCCGGTGCCTCTCACGGCGTTGGATAGAGCCGGGCGCAAATTGTCGTCAAGTTCGCCCGTCGATCTACTGAGCTTGTCTATAAAACTTTCGGCGCTAGCAATTTGGTCGTCGGTTGCGCCCGTGGTTGTTCTAAGTTGTAGCGCTAGTAGTTTTTGCTGCTTGCGCTCCTCGCTAGCGGCTTTTGCTGCGTCGAGTAAAGCGCTCCCAATAGCGGCCGCGCCAAGCGCAATACCTAACCCGCCGAGGGCTTTGCCAATACCGGCGCTAACTTTTTTGGTCGTACCCTCAAAACGGTTTAGGGCTTTAGAGCTCTTACCTATGCCGTCGTTTAGGCCTTTAGTGTTGGATAGAAATTTGAAATTTAGAGTAGCCATTATTTACGTTTACCAAGCTCTTTTACAATCGCCGTATACTCGACGATCGTAAGCGCTTTATACTCGCTCGGGCTTATTCCCGTGGCTAGTACAAATTGCGCTAGGCGCTCGGCGGCCTCCTCTCTTAGCCTTTTTTTTGGTCTGGTTCCCCGTTTAGCAAATTGGCGGCGGCCTCAAAAGTCATTTTGCCCGCCTCCTCAATGGTGTACTCGGGGTTAGTGCGTCGGGCCATAACAAAGATAACCGCTTTTAGCGCCCGGCCTTTTGGTTCGCCACGTTTCATAATCGCGTCGATAGAGAGCCCGCTAATAAGCTCGATCTGTTCTACCTCGTCGAGTGTTAGTAAATCAAAGTCAATGGTCATTTAGTTACCTACTCCGTACTTGTCTAGTAAAGCCTGTATACGTTTATCGTACTGCCTAATAATTGTTTTGTAATTGTCGTCTAGGGCGCGTTTCAAAAACGGGTTAGGTTTTATGTTTTTGTCTACAAAGTTTTGTTTGTCGTACAACCAACCCCAATGGATCGGGTTAGCGTAGGGTACTTTTCGGTTACCCATAACGACCGCAGCGTAACCTTTAGCCTTTGAGGCGCGCAGAGAGGCTTTTAGATCGCCGCCCGACTTGTAGTAATACCTTTTACCCGTTTTAGAGTTACGGGTTCCGTCATAGACGGGAACCTTACTTTCGGCCGCTCTAGCGACCGTTTGAGCTGCCTCTAGGTTGATCTCTACAAACTCTTGTTTAGTAGCGCCGAGAGCCTCCAACTGTTTTATAGTTTCGCGGAGGCCCTCGACTTTGATAGAGCCACCCGTAGTACCGGATAGCGCCATAACTACTAGCTCGTTTTTAGAGTTAGGCCAAAGTAAATCGGCGGGGTAGCGCTCGGGGTGTGCACCGAGTTTTTGACGGTTAGCTCGGTGCTAAACGACATAATCTCGCCCGAGGTCATAGAGAGCGGCGGTAGAGTGTCGAAAATGACCGTACCCTCGTAGATTGGTGCGCTAGTGGTTGCGGTCGCGTTGCCTTGAGGCGCAACCTTGAACGCTACCTCGGTACCGTAGTTTGCGTATAGCAAACGGTAAAGTGAGGCTGCGTCGCCCGAGGCAATACCCTCGATAGATAGTTTCCACTCTTGTAGTGGTTGTACCTCGGTAAAAGTCTGCTGCGCGCCTGGTGCGTCGGTTAGCGCTAGCTCGATGTTGTTAGCGTCGTAAGCGTAGTCGGTCGTGTTGATCGTAAACTTAATGTTCGAGGCTTTGATTCTGGTTGAGATTGCCATTTTTTATTCTCCTAAAGAAATAAGCAGGTTAGTACCAATGGTAGCGGCCAAGTACTCGGCACCGTTGGCGGCTAGAGTGTATGGCTGCGACACGTCGGTAAAAGCTGCGTCGAGTGGTAGAGCTTCAATAATCGCCTCTATTAGCAAATCGAGCGCGTCGGTTGCTTGCTCGTTAT